GCTTCCGTCAGGATTATTTATTGTGCTTTCCTTTACCTCAAACAGCCCCAATTCCATAGCCTTTTGTGTAGGTAAGTTCTTGCTGCTTCCAGCCTTCATTAAGAAGCTTCTCTGTCTTAGTTCTTCAAACAGCCTCTTTTGTCCTGTATCGTATCCGTTCTGTTTCAGGAGCTTTGCAAGGTCTCCGATAAGTATCGATGTATCACTCGACGATACCGATTTTGCGAACAAGGCTAAAGGTTGCATTTGCTTATTCTCAGCTTCTAAAGCTTTCCTTGCTTCCCTCTCTTCCTTTAAGGCCTTGAAAGCTGCTATTGCAATGTCAGGGTTATCCAGTAGCTCTTCTTTAGCATATAAGCCGTGCTTGCGGATAGTCTTAAGGATTTGCTTTACTTCCCTCTTAAATTCCTTTGCTATAGGCTTCCTACTCTGCATAAGGACTTCGTAAAGTCCGTCTTCTGTTAAGAACCATTGCTCTTGCTGTCCTTGTAATGCGTAAGGATTGTTTACGCATAATTTTTCGTTCTCGTCTACTGCCTGTAGCATCATTCTTGAATTGCTATGCTCAATCCATTCCGCAACATCTTTAGCCAAAAATAAAGGATTTTCAAAATCTCCGTACACCCTAAATTCTTTTCCGAGGACTTCCCTCTGCTCTACTATTTTTATCTCTTTAATAAAATCACCTCCCTTTTAAACTGCCTCTTTTTCTCCTAAAAGTTCCTCAATCGTTACCCCAAAATAGTCGGCTACTTTTTTCAAGTTTGCTACTGTCGGGGAACTGTTATCCCATTTGGATATAGCGCCATTCCCGAATCCAAGTTTTCTTTCTAAAGAAAATACAGAAATACTATTCGATTCGCACAGCTTTTTTATAATTTCATACAAGTTATTTAATATCCTCCTTTTTAAGTTATTTCTGTTAGAAAATATTCTAGCTTGTGTATTGACATTCATTAGAAAATATTCTATTATTTCCTTATAGTTAACGAATAAATTCATATGAGCCCTTTTTAAACCCCATAATTCGCAGTTATGGAATTTTGCTACTAGAATATTTTCTAGCACTGAGTATATATTACTAGAATATTTTCTAGTTGTCAACTACTATTTTAGAAAGTTTTCATGTGGATTTTTGGAGGTGTAATGGAACTTAAAGATAGAGTTAAACAGTTGGCCGATAGAAAGAAAATTAGCTTACCGCAACTAGAACAAGAACTAGGCTTTGGTAATGGAACCATCGTTAAATGGGACAAGTCAATACCGAAAGCGGATAAATTAAAAAAGGTTGCAGACTACTTTAATGTAAGTATGAATTATCTTATGGGTGATACTCTGACGGATTCAGATTACAAAGACATAGCAAAAAGTCTTGATGAGATGATGGAGCAACTTGAGAGCGGAACCGACAGCCCTTTGATGTACAACGGCCAAGAGCTTAGTGAAACTTCAAAGGCACTTCTTCGCAATGCCCTGGAGTATGCACTTACAGAAACAAAGAAGGAAAATAAGGTAAAATATAATCCGAACAAAAACAAAGGGTGATAGAATTGAATACCGAAAAAACGCGCAAGAAAATAAGAACAATCATTGCACACTATGAAAGAATGACTGGAAGTAGAGACCCTATCCGGATTGCAAAGTTTGCCGGAATAGGAGTTATAATTTGTCAATTAGATGAACTGTCAGGGTTTTATAAATTGATAAAACGCAAGAAATGGATATTTATCAATGAGGATCTGATTGATACCGATATGTTTAGAGTGGTAGTCGCACACGAACTTGGCCATGCTTTTCTGCATAGAACTAAAGAATGTGCTTTTATAAAAAATCACACCCTACTACTTACATCATGGGTAGAGCGTGAAGCAAATATGTTTGCAGCTGAATTACTTATACCTGACTGCGAACAAGATACTATTGTATATCCCAAGGAATTGTTGGATATAAAGAAAAATAAATTTTAGAAGGGGATAAAAAATATGGGATTATTTGGATTTGGAGCTAAAAAGGAAATGAAGCCGATAAGGGCATTTCACTATGAGGGCGTAGATGCCCTTTATACAGACTGTCCGTGTTGGATCAGGATGACTGATACAGATTTTGAAATAAAATCTGACAAACCAGAGGTTAATGTGAATCTGCCTAAAGACCGCATAAAATCTGTATCTTGCATGGACGAAGATAAATTTATGCAAAAATATCACGGAAATGCTGCGAAAACTTCAAAGCTTACAAGGAAATACTTGTCTATTGAGTATACATCCACTTCAGGTGAAGCAAAAATGCTTGCTCTATGGATACTGCACATGAGTGGTGATACTCTTAAACTTATAAAGATGCAGAACGAATTTAAGCCTACACAATCAAATATAACTTTATAATTAAAAAAAGCCACCCGGATAACCGAGTGGCCAAACATACCATTAAAGCTGTTATGCTAAAACAATATGCCCTAGACAAGCTATATTGTACCATGCAAACAGCTAATTTTCAATGGCTGTTATTTTTATACCCAAAAAGGAGGTACATATGGCAAAAGCAAAGTACAGTAAAGGAAAAGACGGCTACTTCCGCGCAAAGGTGTGGGACGGTACTTATAATACTGACGGATCTAAGCACAGAATAAACTTAATATCTAAAAAATCCAGTGCAGATCTGGAAAAGAAAGTAAACGAACTTAAGGATAAAGTATATAAAAGAGAATATGTGACCTCAAGTGATATATCGCTTTATGACTATGCGATAGAATGGCTTGATACATACAAGGTAAATCGCTCAAGAAATACATACCTTATGTACAAAAACATTATAGATAAGCACATCATTGATATAGGAGATATTCCTATGCAGCATCTTACCCACGCAAGACTGCAGTCTCTTATAAATGAAAGAGTGGATAGACCCCGAACCTGCCAACAACTTGCACTGACCTTAAAGCAAATTCTAAAATCCGCCTCAAAGGCTCAACTAATACCAATAAATGTAGCGCATACACTTGTAGATGATTTGGAACTACCCTCTTATAAAAGCAAAGAAAAAAGAGCTCTTACGGACTTGGAAATAAAAGTCATAAAGACTGCAGAGTTTACTGATAGAGAGAAATGCTTTGTATACTTGCTGTATGGCTGTGGTCTGCGAAGAGGCGAGGCCTTGGCACTCACTAAGTACGATATATCTTTTGAAAATGCTGAGATAAGCATAACAAAGTCTATGGCATTTGATGTTAATAAATCCTATATAAAAGAAACTAAGACTGTTAGAGGGCAAAGGACAATGCCAATGCCCGGATATCTAAAAGACTTTTTAAAAAACTACATAAAGACAGTAGACAATTACTTAATCACTAAGTTAGACAGTTCGGAAATGACTTTATCAAGCTTTGAAAAAATGTGGGAACAGATTATAAAGAAAATGAATATTGCTGCAGGCGGTACAGATACAATCAGGCTTATACACGGTCTTACTCCACACATCTTCAGACATAATTACTGCACTCGTCTGTGCTATCAAGTACCGGCTATATCTACAAAGATGATTGCTAAACTGCTGGGTGATACTGAAAAAATGGTTATAGATGTGTACAGCCACATTTTAGTAGATAAAGAGCAAGTAAATAACTCAATAGAGACTGCAATATCACTGTAGATTTCTTAGACATTTATTAGACATCTTACTTTTAGACAAACGATTTTAGACATTTTTAGACATCTATTTTGCATTAAAACTACTTACTTTCAACCATCACAGAAATTAAAAAAAAGGCTCAAAGCCTTGTAAATCAAAGCTTTGAGCCTTTTCACACTGATGAGACACCCGGGACTCGAACCCGGGACAACTTGATTAAAAGTCAATACTTTAAAGTACCTTTAAGCCTTGTAAATACTGACTTTCTTCTCATTACATTAGACATTTATTAGACTTTGCATTTTCTACTCTGCTATGCCTACACTCTCAACATCTGCAGGCGTGCTCTTATACTCTTCAATAAACTTGCCGTTTTCATCTACCTTATAGTATACCCCATCAGTCAAAATATACACATTCCTTGCCATCACTCCCGACTGTGTCAGATAGTAGTCGCTTCCATCAACCTTTATCCACTGCCCGGAAAGCATTGCTCCGTCTGTTGGATTTAAGTAGTACCAATCCTCTTCCGACTTAAACCACCCTTGTATCATATTGCCCGAACCGTCAAAGACATACCATCTTCCACCAACTTGTAGCCACTGCCCTTTTATTGGCTTGCCTTTTTCAAGATATTGCCATCTGCCGGCAATATCTACCCATCCACTTTTTAAAGCTTCTTTGTGAGCCTTGCAAGCCATGTAGGCACACCAACTTACAAATTGCTCGCACCAGTAGGCAGGGTGGTCGCCTCCGCAATTTTCCTTGTACCAAGCGCCATATTTGGTATAATTTGCCTGCCCTCTATTGGCATGCTTATCTTCAAGATTTGCATTACTTGCCTTCTCTTCGTACCCTACTTCCTCAAGGGCGACCTTTACAAACCCACCTGCAGTGCAAGTGCTTTCTAAAAAATTTGGACTGCAAAAGCAATTTATTCTATTCGTTCCGCCCACTTCTGCAAGCGTAAAAGAATATCTCTTTTTTGCCACGCAACCGCCATTTCTGTCAAAAGAGATTGAACTTGTATTGCCTTCCGCTGTCTCGATGTCGTATCGCTCACCGCTTTTGCTTACAGATGTGACTATGCCGACATGAGATACTCTTTTTAATTTTGGACTGTAAAAATACACCTTGTCCCCAAAGTGTGGTATCTTGCCCATTCTGCCCTGCTGTGCAAGTAGCCCTTTACCTGACGGGGTATATTGTGAGTAACTTCCACCAAGCAGAGCCTTACCTTCTAAAAATGCATTATCCATGTTCTTTTTCCTTTCTTGCAATGAAAAAGAGAGCCTAAGCCCTCGTTATTCCTTGTCCTCAATCTCTATAAATTCGCCTGTGTTCTTCCTTAGGAACCCCTTTACTGTAATCCACACCCTGCGTACAGGTAGTCCCGATAAGGTCATATTTTTAAGTACTGAAAGTACCTCATACACTATGTAAAGCAGCGCAAAAAACTCCATAACTGTAATATCCTGCATATGTATATATTCCCTTAAAGTCTCAGGCAAAAATCCTACGAGATTCACCGGGCACAATATGTCTACAAATACCAAGCATACCAAAGATATCAGCATACCGATTTTACGGATGCCCCCATCTATGCCTACACTGGAATTAAAGCCTCTTTCCTTCGCTGCTCTTAGACTTCCAAATACCACATCCATAACAATCATTATTATAACTAACTTGAATAATGTATTGTCTCTCATAATATCAAAAACAGGTTTAAAAATATCAAAATGCATTTACTAATGCTCCTTTCTTTGCAATAAAAAAGCACCCTTTTTGGTGCTTTAAAATAATTATAAAATCTGCTGTTTTAGTGCTTCCTGTAACACTTGCGAAAAGTTTATATTTCTTTCAAGTGCCGCTGCATTTAACCAAGCCGGTAATGTCACTGTTCTGTTTACAGATTTATTCACATTGGCATTTCTAATACTTGGCATATAAACATCCACTAACACGGCTCTTTCATTATCATCTAATTTCATATCACACAATCTACTTGCAGGTGGTATAGGTTCTCCGTCCTCTTCAAGACCGTTAAGTACACACCCAAGTAAATCTCTGGCGGATAAAAGTGCATCCTTTTCATCCTCACCACTTGTAGCACAATCTAAATCCGGAAATGTTACTGCTATCTCTTTTCCGTCCTCGTATGTAAATATAGCAGGATAATAATATCTATCAACTTTCTTCATATAGCTCTCCTTATATAAAAATATGTAAATCATCAAGAGGGAAGCCCCCGTCAGGGTTATTGAAACTTTAACCCTGACTGTCTTTCAATGCTTCTAAGAGTTTTAAGTGGTATATCCTTGTCCGGATGCTTAACCGTTGTTCGCCCTTTTTTAGTTGGATGTTTGAACTGTAAGTGGCTTGTTCCGGTTTTAGGTAATTCATACCAACCATCTTCTTTTAGCATTTTTATCACTTCCCTTGATGAGTAACTTTTCATTTCTTACCTCCTTATGACTATATAATAACACATATAATTATATTTGTCAATAAGAATTGCACATATTTTTATATTTGTTATAGCTACATCATCAGGTATTCATCAGTTTTCATAAACTCCTCAACGGCTTCTCTGTACTTCTCCGGCACTTCGTCTATTGTCATAAGGCCGTATTTAATCCTCGATGCAAAAAATCTTACATATACCTTCAGCTTTCTTTTACTGCTCATTTCCTTCTCCTTCCTCATCGCTGTTCATCAATTCAACCAACATATTTGATAGAGCGTCTATACGACCTGTTAAGGTGGCCTCCACCTGCTCTACCTTGTCCATAGCTCTAAACATTAGTAAGGCTTGTATCTGTGTGATAGCTCCAAGCTCATTTTTTATAAAAGTCGTAGTTATGCCCTGCAGCTTCAGACCTGTTACAGTCTCCTCATTTGACTCATTCTGCAATGTCATTACAAGCGTATTTGCATCTGTCAACTTATCTTTTAACTCATCTAATTTTGCAAAGTTATCTATCACAGTTACAAAAGTGTCTCCGTAATGTGTCGATAGCTCTATCTCTGTCTTGTCCTTCAATATTAACTTACTCATTTAATCCTCCTAATTTATCAATTCTATCTTTGTAAATGTTACGCTGCCTATAGCACTCGACATATTATAATCACTATAGGCACTTGCACATAATGCAACAAATGCATCCTTATTTATGCTGGATGTATCAATAATCATCTCATATGTATCTCCATTGTATGTACTACCTGCATTTTCAGACGAGCTATGCATTTTATGCATTCCACCAATTAGACTGCTTCTATTTGCGGCATCGTATAAGTGTACATATACATCAACTCCAGCCCTTCTGTTGTAGCTACCTGTGTTCATTCTTACATCTAATTTGTATGTTATTTTTAGCTGCCTGAAGAAAGTAAATAATATTGCTTTGTCAAGAACGAATCCAACATATTGTCCGATAGACCAAAGATGAAAATTGCTACCAGCTGAAACATTTATGGTTGTTCCACCTGTATACCTTGAGTAGTTGCTTGCAGATGATGTCCTATCACGATATATTCCTGCTTCTGGAAAATCCTTATTCGCCACTCCCCCCACATAAAGCGTGTTGAAAGTGGCATTTTCAAAAACCGGTCTACCTATACTATAATCTACCATAGTACCAACTACACCATTAACATTTACCCCTTCACGAATGTTCTGAGGATATAAGTTTGGACTTGCAAGGAATACATAATTTGCGCCTTGTATATATGCGCCGTTTGGTATATGAACAATAATGCCCCTTCCTCTGCCTGCATAGGTGTCATCCCATGCAAAACCGTCATTCACATTGTTATCATATGCACTTATAACATCTCCCGTAGTACAGGCCCATTTAGGGATTGCGCCCTGTACACCTGCCAAATCATGTCCTTGTAGCATCTTAGATGCATCAATTCCTAATAAATTCTTTAGCTGTTCATATGTAACATAGACATAGGCCTCATGGATATGGCCTTGCCCATCATTAAATGGTTCTCGGTGATACCATCCGTTTTTAAATAATACCCATATTCTATTTGCCCAATCTTCTCTACCTTGTAAATAGCTTACGACCGCTCCGTCTCCTCTATCAGCTATTTGCCCTTGTACCGCCACACCGTTTTTACTGGTAAAAGTACTTCCTGCCACCACTTTATCTGCGGTGGCATTACCCAAAACACTTGCATCTATACAAGTGTGAGGATGTCCGTCATTTCTATGGTAGTACGCATTTCCATGCGGCAGATCTATATAAAATATCGGATTGTTTGTATCTGTCCAATTATCAATACCGCAGGATGTAGACTTATTGACTCTGCTGTTGTTTGCTCTAGTGTCTACCTCCTTAATCTGACCCCGCTTACCCGCAAGCGTCAGTGACTGTAACATCTTAGTTGTGTCTACGCCTATAACATTCGACAAAACTGCATAAGGAATTTTTGCGGTAGGCTTATACTGTCCATCTCGTATGTAGTATCCTTCTTCAAACCTTACATGGACTGTACTTTCCCCTGAAGCATTTACAACTTCCGAAGCTGTGGACCATGTACCACGATTAGGTATAGTGCCCTCGACAACCTCATCATCACTATCAGTAGTGACAGTCTTATATCCCTGCAGCACTTGAGCCTTAGATGCAGTCACATCATCCGAACTTACGCCTCCTGCTCCACCTCTTAAAAGTATCGCCTGTGCCATATTACACCCCCTTCACAAGTAGCAAGATATCGGTTTCAGGCTTCTTTACAAAGCAGCTTATCACTATATAGCCGTCATAAGTGTCTATCCTGTCTACACAGCTCCAAGCCTTTTTTATAGCCTTAACTCTCGCACTATCCGTAACTCCATCCGGTATTATGAGAGCTATCTCAGGCACATCTGTACTCTTAATACCTGCTATATCTATACGCTGTGTGTAAGGCCCTTGAGCACTAAACCTTGAAGCCGTAACTTGTATTTGCCTTGTACCGCTTACTGCTTTATCAAGCTTTGCAAAATTGCTGTTAAAGTCCTCGACATTGTAATTGTCTGTCCTGTCCGGCATTTTCAGCTTTAAATTGTCTGTTTCTCTCATAAATCACCTACCTTAAATCAAGCTCTGTCATTTGCTCATGAGTATACTGCTCCAATTCCCCATGAGTTTTTATCTCAAGCATTCTGTGAGTTGTATACCACAACAATACTTCAAGCGTCATGTTTGCCGGCACCATCTTTTCCGCAAGTTTTTCTATCTCATCTTTTAATTCCTTTGAAGACAGTGCCACTACTATAGATACGCTTCTTTTATCTACATCCACACTCAGTTTGAAGTCTCTTTCAGAGTTAACCATTGCCAACAAGCTTTTATATAAGGTTCGATAAGTATATGGCAATCTTCCCTGCATCACTGCAAGTATTCTTAGATTTCTAACATCAAGCTCATCTGTATCTTTGTGTGAGATATTCAATATCTTTTCCCATCTGCTTGCTGCATCCTCGTCTTCACTTAATACAAAACTGTTATCTACAACCTTATTTCCTTTATCCCAAAACGCCTCAAGTTCCGGTTGTTCAGCACCCATAATCTGTCTAAACTCAAGTATATTTTTTAAGATATCAGGCAAATAATCAATCAGTTTCCTATCCATTGAATGTACCTCTTACAGCTATAGTATCCTTATCAAGTATTACATTTGACGGGCTACCGTTCAGCTTAGTGTCTGAGATATCTTTAATTCCGTTTATAGCCAGTATTCTGCTCTCAATATTTGATATTCTAACAACTACATTTTCTACCGTATCCCATGACTTATTAAGCTCATACAAATATCCGTCTATAGCCTTATTTATCTGAGATTGCAAAGCATTAAAACTATATCCTGCGTCGTACACTATATCAGTATCTATATTTATGCTCTTTGCTTTTACAGACTCTATATGGCATATATGGCCTATCGGAGCTAAACCGTCGCCCATCTGATCGCCGTTCGGGTCTACAGCTCTCTGCACATTTGATACCAATGTTTCACTCGCAGGACCATATTCGGAATTTGCTATTATAGCAAGCACATGACCCGGAGCTTTCAGACCTTTAGAATCTGTAGCTCTAAATATCTTACATCCGCCTACTCCGTCAATAGTTGTAACCTTTTGATAATAATCTCTTTTATTGCCTCCAAATGCTTGACTTTCAAATGATGAGAAGTATCTTTTTCTAAATTCTTCCGTATCCTCCTCATCCTCGCCGTACACTTCAATGCTCTCTATGCTTGCCGTTTCAAGGCCGTCTATGTATTCAATAGGTATTAGATTTCCTCTTTCAGCATTCGGCAAGCTACCTGCAGTCTCACAAATAATATAAAACTTACCTGTACTTATCTTTTCAGATACTGCCCAATTAAACTTTAAACTTGAAAATCTCTTGCCGATATCGACATCTATATTGAAAAGCGCAACTGCTTTCGCATATGTAGCTTTTGTCGGTACAAGGCCTCTTTCAAGAGCTCTTCTTACCAGAAATTCCCTTGGTGCAGTATCGGCAAATGTACAGTCTATAAGATACCCTAATGCGATATACGCTTGTGCCAGTTCCGCACATACAGGAGCAACTGCAGAAAAGATTACAGAGCCTTCTCTTTTGTCGAGGCTGTCATCAATCCTTGCAAGGACTCTGTTTAATATATTTTCATATGTATTATCTTCAAACACTATCTAACCTCCGTTTCTATGTCTATATCGCCGTAAATGCTGTCGACTTTGAAACTCACAAGAAGAGTATCCCTGTTTCTACTGAATTCAAAATCATAAACAGCCGTAATTCTATCATCCTGCAGCAGTGCTTCACTTATAAGTCTTTCTGCCTCATCCTCTACTATATCCGGGTGAGTACCTACAAGGGCCTCAAGCTCCGCTCCATAATTCCATGAATAGATCAGAAATTTATATCTTTCAGTATTTAAGATAAGCATTATAGCCTGCTTTACGGCTTCTTTTTCATCTATAAATCCGGATATTCTGCCTTTTTCAAAATCTATAAAAAAAGTATTGCTTGACTCCGTGGACTCATTTATTTGTAGTATATCTTTATCGTTTAAAGGAAGCATGCTATCACCTCAACTTGTCCAATACTATGTACTTCTGCCCACCGTCAACCCTTATAAGGATTACTTGATCACCTACCTTAAGACTGTTATCAAGCGTAATTCTGCCTATTCCTTCCGCTTCGCAAGTGATTTTGCTTACCATTCCTGTAAGAATTAGTGCGCTTTCAGGTATTGTAAGCTTCTGATCTATCCATATCTCAAGTGGTGATGCCTTCACCACCTTACCGAATCTGAAAGACATAGGATCCTTTGACTCTACCGCCTCAAGCGCTGCCTGCTTTACAGCTTCAACTAAATCAAACACTAAACAGCCCTCCTCTCAGTTTTAAAGTCATTAAGTGCTCATCATTCTTAAATGTATGCGTTACCTTTTCTGCTACCATATAACTTGATACTGTAGTATTTTCAATCTGTAGCATAACAACAAGTGAGGATCCGGCTCTTACTCTTATGTCTCCAAATGCGTCTTTTATGGTAAGAGTTTTTGCAACCTTGTTGTAATACTTAAGAAGTGCCTCGGCTTTTTTTGCTCCCGACTCTTTTGCTTCCACAGTTTCATTAAGCTGTAGCACTCCCCACTTGTTGATATTCTCACCGCTTTTTACTAAGAAAACATCATTTGTCTTATCCTTAGTGTTCTTATAAACAACTTTTACCTGATTGTATGTTCTACTGTCTATAGAACTGCTGTAGTCGTATGACTGTGCGGTATCGGTATTTATAAGCAAGTCAAGCTTCATGCTGTCGATATTCTTAAGCGTAAGCTTGCCCACATTGTCATAGAATACATATAGTTTACCTGTATTCTGCAAAGTCTCATCTATGGCATTCTGTACAATATCAAAGAGAGTTTTGTTCTGCTCTTCTCTGCGTGGTATCTTATAGCCCGTATCCTCAAGTTCTCCGATATTAAGTCTGAAATCTTCAGCGATAAGTTTTATAACCTCGCCTGCAGTCAAATTATTATATGCATAAGTATCCTTATTCTTTAAATATCTTAACTGGTCATAAGCCGTACACTCTACAATATTACTATCCTTACTCGATATCTTTTTACTGAAAAGAAATCCGAAAAACAAATCAGTTCCGTCTACTGTAAGCTTTACCTGATTACCTTCTTCAGTCTTTATATTGCTGTCATCATAGTACGCAAATTTAAGAGTCCCCGGACTTCCTTTACGCTCCAAGTCAAGCTGAACTCCTTCTTTTATAGCAGGCAGGTAAGCTTCTTTACCGTTACTGATCATTATATTTACTGTCATGGTATTACAAGCTCCCATCCGTCTATAATTAAATTTGGGTTCTTTATTTTAGGATTAGCGCTGACAATTTTAGGATACAAAGAGCCATTCCCATAATATTTTTTGGCTAAACCCCAGAGTGTATCACCTCTTTTTACTATATGAGTTTTTGGCTTTGTAGCAGTAGATGTATCTCTATTCTCGGTTATCTTTGCTTCTTCCTTCTTTTCTTCCTGCTTAGTCTCTCCTGTAGCAGTTGCAGGAGGTTGGACAAATACAACTTTCCTTGTCCCATAATGCCTATATTCTTTTAGGGTTACACTTACCTTGATATCTCTACCCTCTTGTGCATCTTCAGTAATGTTTAAATCCTCTAAAGTAACCTTTATATTGGTCTTGAAGCCGTGAGGCCTTTTAACAACGAATTGAAAAGGCCTCTTATTTATCTTTAACTGATTCAGCTTATCAAGATAGCTTTTCTGCTTTTTTACTTTACTTACCGTTGCAAAAGAGTAGTTTTGAAAAGGCAAAAGGAATTCAAAGCTGAATTCCCTTAATCCTTTTGTCTTTATGATATTGACTTCGCCCTCGTTTATGAGAGTTACTGTCTTATTCATATTCTTAACTTTTAAACTCAACTTAGACGGAGTGATAGGCAGTAGCATATTTGCTAAATAAAATCTAAACATTAACTATGTACCCCCTCTGCTCCCATCTGCACAGCCTCAACAAATTTAACAGTCAAAGCGTCTAAAACATTATCTAAATCCATATTAGAGCTTATCTGATTAGTCATTCCTGAATAATCGACCTTTATTTCTGCAGTGGTAAATCTGTTGATAGCCTCCTGCTCTGCAATATCTCGCAAATACTCAAGATTTTCTTTTGTTTCTGCAAGTGCACCTGCTGCAGCTGCAGTATTACCTGCAGTCTTTCCTATGTTATCTGCAACTCCTGCCCCTGCTCCCTTGTCAAATGCTCCTGTATCAAATCCTAAAGAGTCAATTCCGTCTCCATTACTCATAGCTATCTTCTCAGCTTTAAACTGGGAATACTTGCTCTTTAGATCTGCGACCTTACTGTCCATGTCGCCTTTCATTCGCATAAGTTCCCATGTTCTCGCCTGCTTATCTGCATTTGACTGAGCCTCTGCTCCCACCAAGCTCTGTTCCCTTGCGGTTTTCTCAGCATTGAATTGAGCTTTTGCAGTAGTGGCAAACGTTACCTGTGATATGGCCTGAATACTCACTCCCGGTATTTTATTAAGAGCGTTAATGAATCCGTTAATCATACCGATAGCGCTGTTTAACATGTTCTGTATCCCTGTTAATACGTTTACTCTCATCTGTCCAATGAAATTTGATACCGCAACACCAGTTTTCTGCCAAGTGAGAGACAACTTTCCTGCCAAGTCCATAATTGCATAAATACCTGTAAAAAATGCAAGTCTTAACGCTACAACACCAATACTCATAGCCATTTGCGCAAGTGTCCAAGCGTTCTTCATTCCACCGACAGATTGAATGAATCTGTAAATCACAGTGATAAGCACTCCGAGTGCAACTGCAATCCATAGAAACGGGTTAGCAAGCATACCTGCAATTGTAGCTCTATTTGCTGCATCAGCTAACCACATAGCTGCTGTCCAAGCGCCCCAAGCAACGGTCGCTATTGCTATGCCCCCCGCAATTCCTACAAGTATCGGTTCTATTGTGCTCCAATTGTCCACTATAAACTGCGCTCCTTGCCCTATAATCTGTATAAGTGGTTCGAATGTATCAAAAGTGATATTTGATATCATAGTAGCCACCTGTGAGTAGGTATAAGGCATAGAGTTAAATTTCTCATTTATCTTATCTGCAGATGACAACATTGCGCTCTTTACTACGTCAGCCGTTATCTTTCCTTCTTGAGCCAACTGCCTAATCTGGCCTATTTCAACTCCCAAGTGGTCCGCTATCGTCTCGATAACGGTAGGAGCTTGCTCAAAGATTGAGTTAAGCTCATCACCTCTCAATACTCCCGAGGCCATGGCCTGAGTAAGCTGTGTCATTGCTGCACTCATTCCTTGTGCGGATGTTCCGGCAATTACAAATTGCTTGTTTAAAAGCTCTGAGAATGCCACCAGCTCAGACGTATTAAGAGTTTTATGACCATTTGCGTCTATAGTACTAAAGGCATCTTTTGCCATAAGTCCCATCTTAGACACAGCGTCTGCAGTATCCTGATATGCAGCTCTTGACTTGTTTGCAGATTCCATAATTGCATCCTGCAAGTCCTTAGTCTTTTGCAAATCTCCTGTGATTAAGTTAAGTCTTGCTTGCGTCTGATTATAAGTATCACCAAGCTCCATTAACTCTTTTACTGAGAATGCCACTCCTGCAGCAGCTGCTAATTTTAAAAAGCTTTCTTTCAACATATCTACAGAGCTTACAGTATTCTCAGATGCTTCCCTTACCCGCTCCTGTCTCTCTACAGTGTTATCAAGTTCACTGTTTAGCTGATTCAAGCTTGACCTTGCGTCTTGAAGCACTGAAGTATCTATTTGATTAGATGACGTTGACTGCATTTGCTCAAAGCTGTCTATACAAGTGATTAAGGCTGAATTAATTCGCCTTAATGCGTCCGACATACCGTCAGTCAGCACCAACTGTGATTGTATTGTAGCCATTAATCAGCCTCCTATCTTCTTTGTTTGCTCTTTAATTCGTCAGCATCCTTTTTATCATTCTTAGCCTTAATATCAATGGCGGCGACTATGAAGGCCTTTTCTTCTTCTGTCATCTCCACAAACTTGCTTGGTTCCCAATGAAATTTGTGTAGACAGTAGTAAGCGTAATTAGCCTCAGGGTCACCGCCGTTAATTAGTTTTTTGCTTCTTCTACCAGATCAGTATCGCTATCAAATCCGTTTACCTGCATTACCTTTGTGGAGTAGTCCTCAAACTCTCCTGGAGTAAGCATTGTAGTTATAAGCTCTTCAGCACTCATAACTCCATAGCTGTCCTGAAGCTCTGTATCCTGCAGATTTGGAAACACTGTAGTTCTTACACATACCTTAGCTAAGTAAAGCTGTGGGTTAAACTCCTGAGTATACTGCCCTCTCTTGCCCGGTACAGGAACGGTAGTCATGCAGCTTTTTCTTATCTTTGCATTCTCTGTTGCTGTAATACAACTTATCTCCCAAGGAATAGGATTCCCTTTTTCATCAACAATTCTGTTTGTCGCAGGAAATAGCACATTCTCAACTCTTTTTACATTTTGCGCTAAAAAAGCGCTTAAATCTCTACTCATATTCTAATCTCCTTTTACTGCATTCCCTTAAGCAATGAGAAGCTTTCAGGCATTTCCCAGTCGTCAAATGTTCCTTCAATATCCTCGTCAAGTGTTTCAGAGTCAGCATTAAACTTTGTAAGTATACCGCCCTTACTTAAGCATCCTTTAAGTATTACTGTCTGTCTGCCAACAGATGAACTTGGGTCCTCGTTTGTCACCTGAATGTCGAATGTAGGAAGCTTGCCTGTATTCTTATAATCAAGCCACATCTGTCTAAGCACTGACTGATTATAATGTGCTGTACCCTTCCACTCGCCTGTCCAACCTAAAGGCTTGTTGCCTTTTCCTGTCTTCCCGAGTATTGGCACTTCCTTTGAGTTTATCTTTGCACTAGCCTCAAAAGAATACAACTGCATAAAGTTATATCTTCTACCATCCTCAAGAATTATATACGCACTGGCTAAAGATCCGTCCATTGCATCTAAAGCATTCATAACTGCATTGTTGTCCATTTATGTATCTCCTTCCTACGCAATAATCACGTTCATATAAAGCTTTGTCATAGCATTTATGATGTTTATATCCTTGACAGTACAAAGCACTGACTTCTTATCGTTGCCCTGCACTATTTCAACTGAGTTCACATCAAAATCCTCTATAGCTCTCAGCTTCTCAAGCTCCTGATGTACCTTGCATACATCATTCCACAAGCTTATACGCCCTGCATTGTCATTCGGTACACGGCCTAAATATCTTGTGTTGAACAAGACTGCAATATCATTTGCTATCTGATCTATTACCCTGATTGTCTGATTTGATGCAAAGGCAACATCCTTATCATTCCTAAATGCTGTAAAAGTGTTAATGTCCTCAAGAACTTTAACCTTTCCGTTGACATTGTGAAATGCGAACTTGCCCTGCTTAATAGATGTCTCAAGCTGTGACTGTTTAAGGTCTGTTACAACCTCATACTCTCCATCATAATCGGCATTTGTGAGCGTTTCATTTACTCCGCATTCCGCCTCTGCTCCAGCTACCCAGTACACGAGTGAGTGCTTGTCAGTTGCCACAACATCATTTATCAACGATATAATGCCTTCAAAGTTATCATCAGACTTGTATGTAACTGTCTGGAACTTAGCGCCGACATCATCTCTCATTCTTTTTGTGTAAGCAGCAAAGAGCTTGGTTATAGTTGTATCGTTTGTTGGACAGCACAATACATTAAATGAATATGACTCAAAGCTCTCCAAAGCCTTTGTATATACTTCCCCTGTGATTGCTCCGCCATTTGTACCACCTGTTAGTGGCATTCCTGCACTCGCTGCAAGTGATCCCGAACGCTTAAATGTGACGTAGGGATTGTCCTTTAAGCCTGCCATATTATCTACTGTCTGGGTGTCCACAAGCACTCCCTCAAGGTATGTACTTACATCAAATGCACTCGGCTTATCCACATTAGCAGCAACTACAATCTTTATGTCATTGCCCCTTGTTCCGGGGTACTTAGCTGTAGCAAGAGTATTACTTGCTGCCACTGCATCTGCTGCAACTAATCTGTATACAAGAGCTTTCTTTGCATGTGCAAACACTTCTCTTAGGTTTATCATAACCTTATCATCTACCCTATGTCCAAAGATCTCTTTTGCTCTTGTCATAAAATCTTCTCTTGTAACCTCAAACACTTTGCCTTTTTCGCCCCAGTCAAGGGCTATAGGCAATGCGACTACACCTCTACTTGATAAAGATGCATTTGCTCTCTTTGCGTTTGAGAATGTTACGTATGTTCCGGGTAAAATCTTGTCCTGACTTGTCCAAATTCCGCCACCTAGCGCCATTATTCCACCTCACCTTTCAAAAATTCATCTATCATTTCATCCACCTCATCTGTCGAATACTCCGTATCCTTATCAAGCAAGATGTTTATCACATCTTTATAATCCGCATACTTAGAAGACGACATAATGGAATCTTTTTTATGTTTATTAACGTTGTTATCATCTATCTTTTTCAATCTTAATCACCTCTGTTTAATACAACCTTTGCCATGTCCTCTCCTGCCTGATATTTAATCGTATCGTACGGATATGACACTTTAAAATGCAGTACTCCGTCAATAATCTCAAATGACTTTGTAATCGCCCTCACAATATCCTTTGTCGATAACTCTATAACGGCCAACTTATCTGATAAAGTATCCCACATAGCCATACAATCCTTATTTCCTGCCTTTGGGAAATAAATAATATCGAATACCGGAACAACTCTTTGAAAGTCTCCTATGCCTCTTCTCATATATTCGATATTTATCAACCTGACTAAGATATCGCCATCCTCAAGGCCTTGTTCGACCTTATCAATATATATATTTGCATTTGGCGACACCTTGTCTAAAGCTACCGTAATAGCATCTAAAATCATAGGCACATTAATCTCCGCCATTCATCACCTCCTGCAGTTTTCTTTTTATCTTCCTCTCAAGCAATGCAGGGATTACGTTCTTAAGCTTTTCCTCTGAGATCGTAAGCATATACTGAGGCTCTACATATCCACCATTTCTGGTTCTGTGGCCAAACTCAACATAAGGCGCATATTCTACAGGGTTTGAAATAATAACTGTATAATTATTGCCTTGCTTAGTCACTGTGATATCTGCTACAGCGGTCCAGCCTCTCCTAAGCGTACCTCCTGTTTTTCCGCTTCTTGCAGGATACTGGCCTACAGGAGTTCTTGGGATAACTAAAGCTAAAAGCCTTGCTGCAATCTCTTTACTGCATTCAGTGCAAAAGGCCTCCATATCAATATTCTGTAGTCGTTGCAATTTCTCTTGCATCTCTCTAAAAGCTTCAAAGTCTGCTCTGCCCCAACTTGCCATTAAGCGTTCTCCTTTTCAAGCTCCAAGGATACCTCCTGATGCGTCTCATATACAGCAGGTACTCCGCTTGATATATAGTCGGTAGTTATACCGTTTTGAGTTATTCTCAACTTAGATCCGGGAGCAATCTTAATCTCAGGAGCAATAAACACCTTAATAGTCTGTTCTATGTTCGATATATTATCAGTCTGATTTGCTGTGCCGGAACTACTGTATGACAATCTGCAAGGTTGATTACTTAGAACTACTGTATCTCTCAATGCAGTAGCCTTAGTAACCTCGTCCTTTACTTTTCTCTTTTCCAGTATGTCACAGAGTCCTCTGTATCTGCTTTCTACAGCTTTCCTTGCTTGTTTCCATGCATCTACCATCTGAATCTCCTATAGGTGATAAATTCATCTCTGCCATAATTCAAAAGGTAGTCTATAAAGCTATCAAGTCTTTGCTCATCTGTCTTACTGCCTTCTCCTACTGCGAAAGATATATTTGTATCACCTTCTTGTATTTGCTTAACGGCTGTATCCAGATTGAAATTTAAAAGGTCGTTAGGAGCAAATGTCTTTTTTGACATTAAAAACTCACCAACGACCATATTTACTGCAACATGTGTAAGTCCATCAGGGATAGCAGAGATATTGCAATCGTTCTTTATAGTATTTTCAACCTTTTGCATAGCAAAGTTTATAGCAATATCATCACTATCTTTTACTGTATAGCCTAATGACTGCAACCTCTCCTTTACCCTCTCAAGCATATTACCCCCTTGAAATAATTCTTGCTATCGGAATAGCCTTATGAGGGATTGTCTTATTATCACTCTGAACAAGTGACCAGTTCAATCCGTTCTCAAGCTCTGCATTGGTAGGGCTGTTTGTAGCCTGATTTGCCTTAAGATATGAGATACCCGCAACGCTCACAGCATTTCTCTTTCTTGAAATAAGAGTATCCTCACCGCCGTTAGTCTTCCCATCTCTTACCATCTCGTAAGGAACCTTTGCGCCCACATCCTCAAAGCCTATTGCACCCTCTCCGAGAACATATGTGGTGTAAATAGATACATCTCCTCCTGTAGCTCCGACATTCTTTACCTCTACAGGCATAGAATCATCTACAAGTACAAGCCTTCCGTTCCAAGTACCCATACTTAGATCTCTTTCCACACCCTCGCTGTCTGTATACTTGAGATATGCTAAAAGCTTAAGATTCTCCAGGTTCGTAGATACACTGGAGTGACAAATTACCAGGCTAAACTTCTGCTTATTATCTCCACAAGCCTTCTGAATAGCGCTGTTAAGAGTTGTAACGCCCATTATCATGCTCTCGTCGGTCTTTTTATTCTCTGTGGATGCTGAAATATCCAGTGTATGCTCGTCGACAAATGCCTTGTTAGCGGTCTTTATAGCACCTGTACCTGTACCGCTCATGCCGAATACGCCCTTTAAAATAGACAGTAGGACCTCCTGATCCACCTCATTCCAGTAATCCATAATCTGTGCCCTAACATTGGCCATAAAGTCAACACCACCGGTCACATCATAGCTGAAGTCGGCCTCCGTCCATCCCATCATTCTTCCATATGCGAACACACCCTGCTCATAAGTTGCCGTTCTTTCAGGGTTTAGGTTTGTCTGTCCGTCATAGTTCTGCGCCTTGCCTCCCAATCTGCCAAAATAAGGCAGAATAGCATAAACACTACCTGTCTGAGACTGATTCTTAAAAGCTTCTGCAAGTCTCGGATCGGATACCACCGCCATAGACTCTTTTAACTTATTAAGCTTTACATTCGGTATCGCGGACATATACGCGCCAAATGCTCTGTCATTAAAACTCTTTGCATCAAATTTTGCCATTATTGTTTACCTCTACTTTCTTAGTTCCCTATATCGGGATTGTTTTCAATATAGTTAGCCAACTCATCATAGGACATTTTTGACATATCAACCTTACCCGCACCGATTTCCTTCTTTGCTACTCCGGGCTGAAAACCTTTGAAACTTGGCTTTGCTGCAGCGGCTTCCTCGAACAAATAGCTGTCAGACTTTTTTAAAGCAGTTATCTGCTCTTCAAGTCCTTTTATGCTTCCATCATCCTGAAGCTCTGCCTTGTCAAGATCCTTGATAAGTGCCTTGACTGCTGTTAAATTCTTTGCCTTAGAACTGATTAGCGCAGACTCCAAAGCACTGTTTATTTTCATTTGCTTGATTTCGGCTGCATGTGCTTCATCCTTTGACTTATTCTCTGCCTGCAGTGTAGCAATCTGCTCTTTCATTGCTTCGACATCGCCGGTTGAGTTCTTTAGGGTTTCAAACTGCTTGTCCCTATCGGCAATATCAGTCTTAAGCTTGTTCTTTTCGTCTACAAGCTCCTTAAATCGCTCATACGGCACATAATTCTTAAGCTCTTCAGCGCTTGCCTTTTCGCATTTACCTGCTAACTCTTCATCCATTCCAAGTGCTATAAAATCTTCTCTTTTCATGTTCCTTAATTCCTTTCATACATTTTTTAACGTGGTTCAATCCACTTCTTTTCTTTGTTCTTTATCGTCTGCAAAGCTAAAAGACGGCAATAAAAAAGCACCCTGCTAAGGTGCTTTAAAACTTATATTAATATATAGCCTTCTCGTCCAGAAACCCCATGCCGTACACGTCTTTATTTTGCGATACGCATTTATTTATCATCCTGATAACATCTTCGTCTGAATTATCCATCAGTAAGGGTATGGTTGGAAATGATTCCTCAAATGTTCTTTCGTAAAGCTCAAGAGCCTCTTCTAATTTATCCACTAATTTACTCCTTTCAATATGTCAAGCATTGCTTTGTAACTGTTGGGTAAATACTTCTTCACATACTCCAACTCTTTTCCGCCACAGACTTCTGCGCTTATGATATTCGCCCACGCTTCCGATGCTGCCGTATACTGTCTACAGATTATCTTAAATTTGCCGTAATTGCTTACATCAAAACCCTTGTCTGCATAAACTTGTCTTAATGCCTTCTTGTTTGACGTTCGTGCGAACTTGTCGAAATATTCAATATTGGAATATATCTGATTGTAATATCTCTCTCCATGCCCCCATGTTATCCTTGCATTCGGAAACAATCCGTCAATCGCATCTTGCACTCCGTGACTTGCGTTATGTGCTTTAAGCTCGAGTTTAAGCTCTGGAGTTAATATTGAACTCAAGAACTCTTTGTCTTTTCTTAGCGCCTCAAGGAACTCATCACTTGAGCTGGGAATTGATTTAAAGTAGTTATTCATCCACGTTGCGTCTCTTATGGCCTCCACTTCCTTAAAATGGATATTGTTAAATACCGCTTTTTCATCAAAGAAATGAGCGTACTCATGAGCAAGCGTTCCAAATTTATTTATTTCAGGGTACTTACTACTACTGTTATAGTTAAAACTTAAGCTATTTGAGGCCGGATCATATGCAGCAGTTTTTGAACCTAAAAGCTTTATCTCATCTATTTCATTTGCATATAGTTTGTAAAGTCTTCTGATATCTTCGTTGTTATGATTGTTTACGATATCGAAATATTCGTTATAATCATCATCCTCCATACGAGAAGCTTTTAGCTTACTTAGTTCAGGTATGTCCTCTGATACTTTCACTTTACCACTTTGCGTATCAATATCCAATGCCTTACCATCGTCAGCAGCATCCTTGTTGACATATTGTTTCTCCCAATCTTTATAAGTCATATTTCCATCAACAAAGTACTTATCGCCCTTATCATTCCTCGCAACTCGTTCTCTATCAATTCCCAGCTCTTCCCAGTCGTCGAAATACGGTGCTGTGGTGGTTCTACAATACGGGTGAAAAGGTGGGGCCGTAACTCCTGCCTGAAAGTCTTTCATGTCAAACACTTTACCGTCAAGCTTTCGGCATATCTCAGATGTCTTACTGTCCAAGGTGGCTATAATCTCATACTTTTCAACCCCTAAGTCGCTAAACACATTCTTTTGAGCTACTGAGCTAAAATATGCCGACTCTGTCATTATAAGTCGGCCCGCTGCATAGCTTGATGTGCCCATTTTAGACTTTATCTCTTTTATAGCCTTAGCTGGATCTGCTCCGGTAATTATATTTCTTGTTAAAGAGCTATGAAGCTCATTAACTAACTTCTGCTTATTGCTCCATACTCTACTTGAGAAATTTGCTCCGTCTGCTGCCCAAGGCTTATTGACAATATTGCTCAAAGTATTGTTATCAAGCCTATCCATAACCACGCCAACCCCAAAGCCTTTTTGCAATTCAAAAGCTGTCCTGTAGTACCTGCTTGAGTACATGTCTTTTATAGCCTTGTCAACCGTATCAAGTTGATTGCCGTACAGTGCCTCAATACTCTGTTGCGTTTGAATTTTTAATGCCTCAAGTCTTGATATGTGAAACCTTGCTGATGCATTCTCAAGTTCTTTTGCCCACTGCCCACTTATTGCATTATCCTTGCCATGTTTGATGTACTCTTCAACCGTCCATTTGAATTCTTCTAATTCTCCAGATGTTAAAAGCTTTCTAGCCTCCGTCATTGTGATACTGTTATTGTCTGCAAATCTCTGATACCACATGTTAATTTTAGCTTCAATCTCTGCTTGTGCCTTTTGGTATGCCTGATCTACATCTCTGTAGACCTTCATAGCGTCTTTATTTGTCGCATCCTCTAACTGAGTAAACCTTTCTTGCCAATATTTTGAACTCTTCACATCTCATCACCATCCCCAGGTTCAACCTCTCTGATATCATTAAATGCTCCGTACTGCTCCTGTACCTGCTCTTCTTTTTGCTTTTTTATACGCTCAAGCTCTTTTTGCACATCATCAACCCAAGGGTGCTGTTCTATAATAGTCTCATCTGATAGAATGCCGACTGACTTGACACAGCTCTCTATGGCCTCAGTTTCATTGATAAGTATATCTCTGTTAAATGTGATAGTTGCCTCTTCATCCTCAAAATCACCTAATCCCATATTGGATAAGTGCGCTTTTACGAACCAAAGCAAATCCTCAAAAGCCGCCTGCAGTTCTGTTTCCATATCGTTTGCATCTAAGTCAATGTCACTGTACATACTCTGAATATTCATCTGATTAGGATTGCCAGACATTCTATCATCTTTAGCGTCGTAACCCATCCCATTCTCAATTAAGGCTTTTTTGAATATCTCAATAATAGCTTTGTAGTTGTCTACATTTACCTTGACCTCAAGGGTATCAACTCCACCCTTTTCAGAGTCGTTACTTCTGACCTTAACGGCTCCGTACAGTGCTAACTTCTGCCTAAATTCTCCTAAATCTTGTCCGTCATAATTCTTAATGACAAGAATAGTGTTTCTTGCATCTTCTTGCATGTTGTTTTCAAAGTCTGAGAGCATTATGTTAATGCCATCCTGTAGGGATTTGACTCTCTTTAATAGCGGCGTACCTTCGTGATATTTAAACGGTATCAATGGAATTCTGCCCCAATTGTAGCCGTCACTTTCAACATTAACATAAGTGCTATAAGGGTTAATCATATCACTTTCTAAGCTTTCACCACTTAGAATGAATCTATATACCCCCTGAGGAGTGTATACTTCTGCCCTTTCAACTTCTGTCTTGCGGCCTGCAGCAGTATATTCATCAGTCTTATATATTCGTACCGCAAGTCTTACTCTTGTCTTTTCATCATCTTCCCAAAAAGGCAAAATCTCATACCCAGGAAATACCTTAAAGCTAAGCTGGCCTAAACTGTCATAGTTTGGATATATCCATGCGGTCCCTGTGTTCAACATGTATTTGCCCGCCTTTTTGATATTGCGCATAAACTTTTTATTAAATATCTGTTTTAGACATTCAAGAAAGTTTTCGTTATCCGAACTTACCACAAAGGGCTGACCAAGTAAGTAATTAGCCTTTTGATTGACAAGTTTGGCATACTGATTGTCTATGATCCTGTTGTTTGGCAGATTGCTAACTTCCTGCAACTCTCCGCCTTCTCCTATAACAGTCCTTTTTCTTGTCAGTATATCCTGCATACCGTCATAATACATTGCACCTTTTAACTGCAGTAGCCTATCCGGCGATGCTTTCCATGTCAGTATCTCATTTTTTAGAATGTTGATTCCATCAATACCGACTATGCTTTTTTTATTAAAAAATTGGCTGATTGCCAAAATTATTCTTTTTATGAAATCCACATCTTCACTCCCTTTTAATCAAAACTATACACAGAGCCCATCGAGATGTCCTCAAGAGCGTATCTCATTGCATCCATTAAGTGGTTAAAATCATCAATCGGCCTGTTTATCATATTTCCTGTCTTAGTATCCTTTGCCCATGTGTAATTGGATATCTCTGTAATGAAATTTACACACCTTGGATGAATTATTATGTGGTAGTCCTGTATAAAGTCGATACCGTGAACTATACTATCAGGTCCCTTCCTTGCAGCAGTTATATGCGATAGCCCTAATGTATAAAGCCTGTCAATGCTCTTTTTCTCCGCACTGTCGGCTCTTATACGCTCTTTGGCATATCCCATTTTCATAACTTCATCCGCTATCGCCTCATTGCTCATGCCCTTCTTGTACATCTCATCAAATACCCATATTGTCTTGCTTTTTGTGTCTACAAGGCCACAAAACAAAGCACTGGGGTCGTTTGTATAACCAAAATCCAGCCCGAAAGCAGACTGAATTGTTGATATCTTCTTGACCTCATTTATATCAAATGCCTTTTCTTCCCAGTTTTCATATACAAGACCGTCTACTATTCCCCACTCACCAAGACCTGCTACTTGATACCTTCGTGGGTTGTTCTTTTTCATTGACTCAAATACCTTCAAATCAGCTTTATCAAGCCACTCATTGCAGAGATAATTTGTAGTCATCGCTAAAACTTCATCATCAGGAGCATCAAAGAACCTTTTCTTTATCCAATGATGTTCATTCCAAGGGTTTAGTGTGATTGTTATCTGCTTAAACAGCTTTACTTCATCAGGAATAGCGCCTCTTATAGACTCATCAAGCATATTAAAGTCATTTTCATTTGATATCTCATAGGCCTCTTCCAGCCACATCCAACAAAGATACCCTTGCTCTACCGTAATTGAAGTAATCTTAAGCGGATCATCAAGGCCCCTGAAGTAAATCTTTTGCCCTGTCGGTATGTACGTCATCTCAAGTGGTGATTCTTTCACTTCCCAATGATTTTCAACCTTAAGCCGTCTTATCGCCCATTTAAGCTCTGTAAAGCAACTATCCTTTAAAGTTCTGAATACCTTGCGGACCACAAGCAAATTAGCCTGCGGATACTTCATAATGGCCCATATATACCACAGAGCTGTTGTCTTTGACTTCTTACTGGCACGACTGCCCTTACAGACTCTGTATCTGCCTTTATACCTCCAATATGTACCGTATCCCTTACCAACTACCTCAGGTAAATGAATCTTAATGACATCAGTCTTCAAGTTCATCACCCCCGGATATGATTACCGGCACATTTGCGGTAACATCCAACTTGTCTTTAAACAGTCCCATACGCTTACCAAGTAGTTCAGCAGCCTTGAGCCTTTCTTTTTCATCAGGGGCTTTCTGTATGGGCTTAGCCCTGCTTACGCCTTCGCCTTGCCCCTCAACAACTACAATCTCCGACTGTGTTTCACCTCTCAGCACTGAGGTAAGGTAAGCAAGGACTTCCTGCTGGTCCGCAATCTTTTTATCTGATAACTCTTTAAGTTTTTCGTCAATATAGGATTTGATATTAGGTTTTATTAGGTTTTCAACGCCTATAACATTTGCCGTCTTCTTGCTATACCCTGCCTTTACGGCTGCGTCTGTCGCATTTCCACTGATGATATATTCATCAGCAAATCTCTGTTGTTTTAATGTTAATTTGATATATCACCAGCTCCTTTCTGTGATTTTGAATACAAAAAAGACAGCCATATCAAGCTGTCTCTCAAGAAGAAAATGTTAGTAGCTGTATCCTTTAGTTTTGGGGGCAGGGAAACATCAACAAAAGCCTGCCCCGATATCACATAAAGGAGGTCATATGAAAAAGTATACTTGCTTTAAACTTTTCACGTATACAGTATAGCACGCTTCCAACTTTATTTTCTTCATTTTTATTCACTTTTCTTCACTTTTTCTCACTAAATACTTTATCAAACTCTTTCAGCCCTCGCGCATGCAGATTATGTATTGTGCCTAACGAGTAATGCATGGTCTCAGCTATCATTTCAAATGTCATATCTGATATGTATCGCATTGATAAAACTGCTTTATATCTCTCGTTATCCAGCTTATTTATAAATCCCCTTGCCTCCTCTACTAATTCGACAAGCTTTTTAATATCTGCAGTAATTTCTTTCTCTAAGTCTACACTATCAACTATCGCATTCTCTGCTCCACCGCCTGTACCACCCTGTACTTTCTCTGACAAGCTTACACTTACTTTCCCAGCCAATGCCATAAGTCTTTCCTTCTCCAACTCTTTAGCTTTTATAAGACAATCAAGCGTCTTAAGCTGTCTTAAATATTCTTTCGCCGTCACTTACTCACCTCTCTTTTTTCAGCATATCTGCTTTTATTAAATCGTACAAAATATCTATAGCTGTACGATCGCTTCTGAACCTGCAATTTGGCTTAGTATGTATTCTTGAATCGTCTTTTCTCCAGTCCTCAATCATAAAGCACTTTGGACTGACGAAAATAAACTTACGACCTCTTGCAACACATAAATAGTAGCATTGCAAATCCCTTGGAATTCCCCTGCACGGCTTAAATCCAAATCTCTCAAACTCTTTTACATCTACGCTCGGTATTAACATACTAACTCCTTTTCCAGTGCTGCCAATATGACTTCCACCCTCTTCTCTCCTAAGCCTTTTACACTTAAAAGAGCCTTTTTAATTTCCGCTATATCTATCCCTGGTACGGACTTTACTCCATCCGTGTAGCCACTCTTGTAAATGCTCTGTATATACAAGTTCATTTGATTGTGGTCCATCTTTCGGATGCCCTGATATTCTTTACGATTTATCACTATATCTTTTTGTATTGCCATCTCTTGCTCCTTACCTCCTAGACTAGCCTTTCCATGCGGTATTTTTGTTTTACGCAAGGGTACTTCTTTGTATCCACCTCGCTCATAAACATGTCTAGAGGTCTTGCAAATACCCCATATTCGCCGTAAAGTGCCTGATATATCACAAGTCTTTCTTCTGTCTCTGTTTGTAGTGCTATAGTTATCACCTTGTATAATCCGCCTTTAAAATGCTTATACACTTCTCCTGATTTTGGATTTTCTCTATTCATACGTCCTCCTCTATCTTATCCTATTCGACTTGTATTTTCCCTTGCATCAGGTCCGGCAGTAGCGCATCCCTAAATTCTGCCAAAATTTTATTTTCTTCATTGTTCAAAAACATCATATGTTGCTTCCACATCGATACAAATACGGCAAGCAATTCGGGAAATGCTTTGTCGCTTCTACATTCGATTTTAAAAATTGCAGATTTTGTAAGATATATATAATCTTCTTTATCTGCTTTTTCGCCCACTACTTCGAAGCTTTTACTAATGTCGCTTTCTTTTTTATTTGCATACGCATTATATAGTCCTAACGTTTTAGCTAATGTTTCATTCACTGTTATTTTAAGTGCATTTTTACTCTGCATTATGCGATTATAGTCACTTGCTATGTCTTTATAACTTCTGTGTACCTCTTCCACCTCCGCAGATGTTATGTAGTCCTGTGGCCTTATTGAGTAGTCCTTACTTGCTATTGTGTCTATGCTTACGCATTTAGATATCCCATCTACATCCTTGCAATTTTTTATAATGTCATCTATCTTCTCTATAGCCTCGTCATTTAATACATTAACTTCTTTTTTGTATACTCTGCTTTCATGCGAAGCTCCGCCAAATTGTCCTCTTTGCTCTCTGATTTCTTTTTCGGCCATTTCTCTTGCGTCTACAAAAACAACTTTTTTCGTAGTTTTATTTTTATTAAAAGACAAGACACAAACAGGTATACTTGTAGACTCAAACATGTCGCCCGGTAGTAACACGACAGCTTCAAGGTGATTATCGCTTACGAGCTCTTTTATTATGTCGCTTTCTACTTGTTTCGGACTCAGTACTGAAAGCGGTAGCAAGAAGCAAGATTTATCAGCTAATTTTACGCCCGTAAGTATAAAGGCGTAATTTGCATTGTTTTTTGGTGGTACACCATAACCCATAAACCTTTGGTCAAATCCCGCCATAATTGGCGGCTCCCATTTCAGGTTATACGGTGGATTTGATAGCAATACACTTCCCATACTTTTCTCCCTTCTTTATCTCCCAACTTTCATACACTTCACTTTTTAATACATCTGCCCTCGTCACTGTAGCCTCTATGCTTCTTATCACCAAGTTGTACAGCAAGTACGGGATTACATTTTCATCTAATTCGTATAACAAAAATTTCTGATTGTGATCTCCATTCCACTTTTGAATAGTCAAAGCACCACTACCCGCGCAAAGGTCTATTACAACATCTCCATCTCCTGATAGTCTAGCCAAAAGCTTTCCTAGGCTTGCAGGTGTGTAATCTTGTTTCTTTTCCTTCCTATCAGCTTCGTGATATTGATAAATCTTCTGTAACCAATCCTTTGACAAGTCGCCATTTACAGCCTCTTCAAATGCCTGCATTTTCTCGCAATTGTCAAGATTTTTCATCAGTGCAGATCCTAGGTCTTTTACTTCTGCAACTTCAAAGATTTCTAATACTTTCGACTTTAACTCACTTAACTCCATCTACTCATATCTCCTTCCGCTTTGCTTATGTACAAGCTTAACCCTGCTACTAAGCTTAAACCCCGCAAGCTCAACAACATACTTGATATGCTGTACAAGTTTGTCATGTTCCGCCTGCTCCTTTAATCTTCTCTTTTTCGCTTCTTCTATGGCCATAATAGCCTTGTATGCTGTGCTATCCCTATAGCCTTCGGCGTTGTGTTTGATGTCGCTACTCATTTAGTGCCTCTTTTGCAAGTTTTGTAAGTTTTTCAAACTTTCCTGCGACTTCTTTAAAATCACTTGTAAGCTCTTTTCTTTTTTTCTTAAGCGCCACTATAATGGCTTTTCTAATTAGCACTTGGTCGTCTGAAGATAAAAATGAATTCAAGTTAATTCTCTCTTTTGCATCTGTTCTGCCAGCTTGCAATACATTAATGGCAGTAGTGAAACTTATTCCTTCTGTGAGTAAATAGCTCTCAAATTTCTCTATCATCTCGTCAATTTCATCTATACTTCTTATACTTTTTACCACCTCATTTGCAGCCATTATGACTTCATCTACTTCTTTTTTTGTCATTCTTCCACCTCCGTCGATATGTGTAACTATTTTTTTCATGCCCTCGCTACCTTTCCTATTTTGCGTCACACGGCGTTTTAGCTTATTCAGGTATAAAAGGACTAATGCCTTTAAAGTACCGTGTGCGTTATTCTAGCTATCTTATAATTAAATCTATTCAGTCTTTCTATGCATAAGCTCTCCACCACAAGCAGAATATCCTGCGGCGTCAACCCAACTGTCCGTATCTCTTCCTGCACTTGCCTTGATTCTTGCTGTTTTCATCAATATCATCATCGCGGCCACCTGTGGCGCTGTTATGTGTATATCTAAGAAAGCACTCCAGAACTTTGCTATAGTATTAAAGTTATCCTCCGGCTCACCGTACTGTAAATTTCTATCACCACATACACACTTCTCTGCTTCTGCTAAAATCTCTTTTCTTGTCATTGTTTCTCCTTGATCTTACACACACACACAAGCCCTTCAAAGTTTAAAACGCCTTTTATGTAAACCATATCCGCTTTTTCATTTCCATAAAGCCCGATATCTTTGCCAAATGGCTTCAGTAACTGTACATCTACAAAAACCGATTTTCCCTCTTTAGTCTCAAAAATCTTAAGCTGTTTATCCCTGGATTGCATTATCATCCCCGTATCTGTCAGTTTCCATTCTTCCGCAACCACATCCTTAAAAAAACTCTCCACTTCTTTCGGTATACGCTGTTGGAGTTCTGTGCTTAGCATGTATAAGTTGGCGGGTATCAAAAACAGAGACACAGCACTATGTGTAACCGGTATATATTCACTCCATCCAATGATTAATGGTTTATAAATTATATAATCCGACTTTTTACCCTTTAACCTCGCATAAAATATATTTTTTATGATATTTACTTGTAATTTCCCAAAATCTATCATTTTCTCAATCTCTCCTTTACTCTATCTATCTCATAACAAAATTCCGTATCATATAGCTTAGTATTCGTTCATTAGAGGTATCAGCTTATCTGAATCTTTACACCGTATATATTTATCTTCGTTCATTCTTTTCTTTCTCTCCCTCAAAACTCCTGTATCCACCTTTTACCCTTGCGTCAAGTTCGTCTATGTAAGCCTCCATTATCTTGCATGCAATAGGATAACTTGAGTAATTTATCTCAACATATTTCATTAAGGCCTGCATAGACTTCGCAACCTCTTCTTTGTCTGATTTTTCATCAAACTCCCTTGCCGACTTCCACCATTTATTGTGTATGTCATTTATCATCACAATTATCTTGTCATTCGGCATTATTTCCTTGTAGTCCATATCCTTTAAAAACTCCTAAATTATTTCTAAACTGATAACAATATATTTATTTATTATATAATTATCTGATAATATTTTTATATTAATATTATTATCAAATAATCTAAAACTTTATATATTTTATATTAGACGATATAATTATTAAGATTCTATTAAAAGTTACCTGTTTTACCACTTTTCTTAACTGGTTACCTGTTTTTTAAAAAAGTGGTATCCCCTCGAAAGCCTTGCATTTACTGGATTTTTCACCTTGAATTTGTCAAAGTTACCAAGTTACCACTTTTTCACACATACCCTCATGTAAGAGAGTTTTTTATCAATATAAGTTTTTTTATGAAAAAATATTTATATATATATACATGCATGTGTGCGTGGTAACCTTGGGAATTGGTAACTTATGCCCCGAAACCCTTGTAAACACTAGCTTTTTGCGGTTACCTTTTTTCTTGAAGGTTACCAATTTGTTCTTTTGAATTATCAGATAATTTATTTAATTAAATGGTATATTGTCCTTGTATTCTTCACTTGCATCTATAAAATCATTCAAGAACTCATTATCGTCTAATATCTTTATCTTTACATACTTTACACATATTCCATTAATTTTTTTTGTAAAATCATACCTCCCACTGTTTCCTTGTATCAAACCTTTATCATTTGCCCACTTCAAGAATGATAATCTTGAGTAACCTTCTTCCTTGCAGAGCCTTGATAATGCTGTTGAAATCATGAGTACATAATTATCCTCGATAACTCCCCACTGCTCTATGTTTTCATTGCGTGGATCAAACCTACCCCTATTGGCCACTACTCTGTCAAGTATGAATCTGTAGCACCTTTCATTATCCGAAATCTCATTTTTATCAATTAAAACCTGCTTTGCTTCCTCAATGTCTATATACTCACCGTCTTTGAAAATATAGTCTGTAGCTATCTTGTCAGCTGTGAGTACTATAGAAAGCGATAAGCTTTGCTTTTGCATCTTTTCGTCATTGTCAAGCTTGTCCAGAAAACCCTTTTGAATTTCCATAAGCCCTTCAACACCGATTTCTTTCAGAATCTTTATAAAATCCCTACCGGCATAACCATAATTGTTTTTCGCCACTGAAGCCGTAAGCCTTGGATCCTCAAAGATATAGCCGTCACAGCTTATCTCTAAGATTCTGTTCATTGCTCCACCTTGATTGACATAAGATGTTAAAGGCTTTTCACCGTTGGTTATTATACAGTTTTTCCACCTGCTTTCTCTGTTTATACCAATGTCCTTATTGCTTCTTGTTTTGCCCTTTCCGGAACAAAGCACATATACAAGACTTTCAAAGTTTTCCGCTAAACGCCTGTTCTGATTTGATGTATCATCAAGTAGCATTGGCAAGTGATTTAGCATATCAGCCTTTGCCTCCAGTGCCGTCTCAGTACTCTTGTAATCGCCTATAAATGCATTTTCGTCCGGATTTGCCCAAACGGATGCCGCAAGCATTAAAGCAACCGACTTACCCGCCTCAGTGCCTCCCCAAAGGTCTACAAAGAAGGGTAGGCCTCTTAATGGAGCAACCAGGACGCTTGCAAATGACGCTGCCAAACAAAATTTACTTTCAATCCTTTTTCTTGCTCTTACAGTTCTTACATGGTCTAACCAAGTTGTGTAGCTACCTTGAGTGGCAACACTTTCTGATACTTGCTTAAATTTCATATCGCCATCGAAAATAATATCGCCGTCAAACGGTATAAAATCCTTATTGAGCCATCCGAACTTGGAAGTCGAACGCTTAATTTTGATAAAGTTATCGTTCTGATTTTCCACATCTGACAGATATTTTACTAAGAGTTTTGCATTTTCACTTGTAACCGCTATTCCCTGCTCTGCTAAGGCCACTATTTTGCTTGCTGACGCTATCAAGGATTTGGGGACTACTATTTCATGCCATGTTCCGTTACGCTTATATGCAAGCTTTATTTGCTCCGCCCCGGTTTCAATATTTTTCAATCTCTCAACCGGCAATATTGGATGATAGCAGGCATACTCGTCTGAATTAGGCTTAAGTATTCCACGCTCTGTAGCGTTCCAATAACCGCAAATCATATTGTCGTATTCGTCACTTTCAAAGTTCGTCCACTGACAAAGAGTACCTTTTGTTTTTTCAGGTAATGCTTCCCTTTCGGCTTTCCGGAAAGCATCAAGCAATACCTTGAACTCTGTATATGCCTTCAGCTCTCTTGCTCTATCCATCAAATTAGCTATATTTACGCCTCTTTCGATTTCGTCCTCTTCGTCAAAGACTTCCTGCATGAACTCTCTTGAGAGCAGGTCGCTTTTAGTCACTTCTTCAATTTTCTTCATTAACCTGCTCCTTTACTGTAAAAATCCTGATACAAACCTGAAGTCACATAAGTATATGCATACTCATATACATCCTCTTCCTTGCTCAACTTCGCTCGCTCTGCAGTAACCTGTAAGAGTTCCCTGTAGCAGTTTGCCCATTCGTCACTTAAAGGCTCTAATTCACTTAGTAACGCCCTTAATTCATTTTGCCTATCAAATATACATATTTTCTTATTTCGCTCGTTCTGTGCAATCCTAGCGGCTTTCTCGCGTGCCTTACGCCTTTTATATTCTGCAAATTTAGCCTTTCGACTATTATCCTCTACTCCTCCAAGGCTCTTGCAAGCCTCAGAGAAGTTACAATTTTCCATACCTGCGACAAAATCAAAGATATCTCCATGTTTTCCACAGCCGAAACAATAAAAAGATTTTGCATAAATTTTCATTGACGGGGTTTTTTCCCTATGAAAAGGGCAGCATATAAATCCTGCCCTGTTTGGTTTAAATCCGTATCGCTCAAGGATTTCCGACATTGAATATTTTTCCTTTATTTCTTCAGATGTCATACTCACCTCCTTAGGATTTCAATTATTTTCTTTCCTGTTTCTTCTTTACTGCAAAAGAGAAATTCACAGCCATACTTGATTTTTATTGTAGATAGCACTTTATACAGCTTTTCCCCTGTCATTGCCTTAGTTTCAAATGTTTCCCATCTGCCTGTAGTAGCAGACTTTACGCGGGCATATCGTCTTGGATTTATCCAATTTTGCACATCCTCAAGGCTTTTTATACCCTTGCCATGTTCACATAAAAATACAATTTTTATACCTGCCTCATTTGCCCTTAAAAGTTCATTTCTAAAGCGGGTATGGTCTTGACAAACATTGCTGCATAGCTCGCTCAAATTCTGCTTACGGTCAACTACAAGCCTTGGGTTATCGTAATTCATATAGTCACCGACATATAGCTTTGAAACGAAATGATTTACTCCATGCCGGTCAAACTGCGTTTCAATTCTGTGCAGTTGACTTTTGCCTTCTCTGCTGTCACACTGTATCATCATAATTCCAACGCCTCCTGTGTGCTATTGAGGAGACATGAGACTCTGATATGTTAAACATTTTTGCAAGGTCGCAATTTCTATATTCCCCTCCACACGATTTATGGTTTTTTCTTATAAAAGAAATGCAATCGCAGCCAATCTTGCTCCGCGGGTTTTTCTCTCCACGAAATGAACCGGCCCTGGAACCGTAATTGTTATTATATTTATGATTGCACCATTCTAAATTATCTACGGAATTATTTATTTTATTTTCGTCTTTGTGGTTTACTTCTTTGAAACCATGCGGATTAGGGATAAAAGCACATGCAACTAGGCGATGAATGTTTTTACTGTATCTTTTCGCTCTGCCTTTCCCTAATCCAACGTGCAGATAATTATTTTTACCGTCAAAACCCTGTTCGAGAATTTTCCCGACTTTCATTCTACCCATGGAGTCCACGTGAGAAATTGAACGAACTCTACCAAGATTGCTAACTTCGTAATACTCAAACCCTTTGATAGGTTTCCAAACTTCATTGCTAAAATCCACTCGATCACCTCCTTTAATTAAATGGCAGACCTTCATCATCCACTCCGTCAGGAATATCCATAAACCCGTCAGTGCCTGCATTTGATGATGACGGCCTTGAACTTGCCTGTCCTGTACCTGCTCCCTTGCCGTCTGCAAACTCCTGTGTAGCTATAAGAACATCCGTTGTATACACCTTTTGTCCGTCCTTGTTTGTGTAACTGCTTGTCTGAATGCGACCTGAAATCAATACTCTTTGACCTTTTCTGAAGTACTTTTCTGCAAACTCTGCCGACTTTCCAAATGCCACACATGATATAAAATCTGCTTCTTTGTCTTTCATTCTGTCGACCGCTATAGTGTACTTAGCCACCGCCTTTGCCTCTTCGCCGTTTGTGTATCGTATCTCCGGATCTCTTACTAATCTTCCGCATATAATAGCCTGATTCACTCTACATCCTCCACTTCGTCTAATATTAAATCTGTGTAAAGCATTGGTCTTGAAAGAACTTTCGTAAACTTGCAATAATCACAGGTTCCGCATCTTTCAGGCTCTATTTCACCGTTTTTTATCTTCACAACTCTTTCAACATGCTCTTTCACCTTCTCAAGTGCTCCTGCAAGTGCTTCATCATTTACCTGTATAATTTCTATGTCTGTAACTTTTTCTTTGCTTGCAGCCGCTATATAAAAAGGCAATGTCTTTCCTGTATTCTGCCTCACAATTTCTTGATAAACTGCTCCCTGAATTTCATATCCCCAGTTTGTAATAAAATCCATATAACCGTATTTTTTTACATAAAACCTGTCATGGATTGACTTGACAATCTTTAAGTCAACTATGCAGATATCAGGAATATATGAATCCATTTTTATTTTCCAGGGTACTCCTCCGATTTCTCCGGTCATAATTACTTGCTTTTGCCCTGACATAAACTTCATAAAATACGGATCTCTTTCAATCCTGTTTATAATTTCTTCGGCTTGCCTGTATTCAGCTTTTAAAGAGCCTTGTTTTGTAAAAATTTCAGGATTTTGGGCTTTGAAGAGGGGAAGGCTCCCCTCAAAATGTGCGTCTACATAACTGCCTACAAGCAAAGCAGTACTCTTTTCTCTTTCCCATTCACCTCTTATTTCAGCCATTGCCATAGCTTCGCACCCTTTTATACCCATAGAACCAATAAAGCTCTTGTATTGACTTACAGACATATACTCATTACTTGCCTCTTTTGAAAAGTAATTGTCATTTGTCAGTTGCATTTTCTACGCCCTCCTTAGCCTCAAATGGATCTACCGCCTTAGGCTTTTCCGGTGATATGTCCTCAGCCTCGCCTTCTACAAAGCAGCCCATAAGTAAGTTCGGTACATGAATTCTTGCAAAAAAAGCTGCTGCACGATATGCAAGCATAAGTTCCGGCATTGTCTGCCACTTTTTATTTGATGTCCAACCCTCAAGTCTTGCCATCTTCAATGTCACATCTGGACCTTCTATAATTTCTCCTTCTTTTGTAACAGCTTTTATATAGCATCCCCTGTCTTCTGTGCCTTTTTCGCCAAAGTATATTGGTTTAGCTTCTTTAAACCCTGCATTTGATTTAATCATCCCCATGCAGGCCTGCCCACTCCATGACGGCTTACCTTTAACAACATAAAGATTTTGCATAACCATCATAGGGCTTAAACCCATACGGTTGGCCATGTCTATCGCTATAGCACAATCCATTGCCTTTCCCTGATAGGCTTGCGGCACAAGGGAAGACGATGCGAACATCTTCCCTATATTAAACAAATCCTGAAAATTCTCAGCCTTCGCAAAAACTTCACCTGATACCGGCAAATTGTTCCCTGTTTCAATCAATTCATTCATACTTCTTCTCCTATAACTCGACCACTGTTAAATCATCACTGTCTGTTGTTCTTGTTGCTATAAATTGCAATTCTTTATCCTTGCACTTCTTATAAAGTCTTTCTCTGAGCTCTGTAGCCATTTTTTCGACTCCATCAATAAGTATGATTTGCAGACCGTTAGGCTTTTGAATTGCTACCTTTTGCAAAACACCAGCTTTT